CTACTACTATACTGTCCAAATGACATAGTGGTAGTCAACAATAACACTAACATTAGCGATAGTGTTTGACTTGTTTTTCTCATTTGTTTTTTGCTTAAGAAAAGTTTATTATTACTTTAATATAAACAAAAAAGATGAAAAAGACAACTTATTTGCCCACTAAAAATATCCCCAATCCATTCCAAAAATCTTCCGGATCTTCACCAGAAGTGAACAGTTGTCTAGAATGTAAAATGAATAAATTATTTTCCTCAATAAACTTTTCAAACGCACCACTATCCCAGTTCCAATCATCCATTATTATGATTGTTTCTTTTGATATGATTGGTAGAATGTTTTTTAAAGCAATGTATTGATCATGAAATTTAGTTTCACCATCATAAAAAATAATATCAGGATTTGGTAGTGTTTTAAAATCAAACAATTGATAGTCAGTTTTATAAACAGATATTTTATCAACGTCTCCAAATTTTTTTACGTTAGATAAGAATTCTTCTTGTGGTAACACATCGATATTATGTTTATAATAGTTCCCCATTTTTTGGCTAACCCCGCGTGGTGTTAGATTAGGTGACATAAAATTATCAATCGCTATTGAATAGATATCATTACCATAGATCGCAGAACAAAATGTTGCACCACGAAAAACACCTATCTCTAGATAGGTTGCGCCATCGATGTCGCAAATGTTATTTAGAAAAGATCTAACTTTATTACTAGTGATTCCATGAATATCTAAAATATCTTGTGTTAATTTAGACACTTCTAGTTTACCCCATTCAATTGAATCGTCAATATGTTTAATTAAGTCCATATGTTTTTTTCTTATGATCGGCAACAATATCACAGTAATTACAGTCCCAGCATTGAAACTTACATTTCTTTATTTTATTTCTCCAACCTTTTAATTCTTCATGAGGAATACCATCCAAATACAATTCAGATGATTTGGCTAACACTTCATTACTAGCAACATATGAGTCAACAATTTCCATAGTTTCATCTAATCGATTAAAACTATCTCTGCCATGCATCTTGAATACATCGATGTATTGTAGAAACTCATCAAACTCTTCTTTAAATGGTGGTATGGTTGCAGCTTTAAAAAAGAACGCATTAATTTCTTTTTCCCATTTATATTCACATGTAACTTTGGATATCTCATGATGAAAATATGGTAACTCATTATTTGTTCTTAGATTATTGTATGAATAATGTTCATCCATAACTGGGCATCTACCTAAGCAACCTTCATTAACAAGTAAAGATAGTTTCACATACCTACCCTTCTCTTCATAGTATTTTAATTGTGCACGCTTAATATTTTTAAGTTCTTCAACATCACGCATTAAAATTCTATCGAGATTTATGTAATCAAATCCTTGATCGGCGTTGTACCAAAAGTCTTGTCCAGTGGCAACCTTTCTTAGAATTGTGTTTTTAATTTCCATCTCAGGAAAATGTTTCTTTAATCCCATCGCAACCCAATGACCATGTGGTATCGTCATGCATCTCAAACCTTTCTCATATAAAGGTTTTAAATTGTCAACAAATAACTTATAGTTATCAAACTTAGGAGAAACATTTACGTTATTAAATGTTGCACTTACAGTTATGCCTAAAGCCTTTTGAACAATCATTGCATTATCGAATACCGCATCTCTGAACTCATCAGAGAATGTTGACCCCATCGCATCTTGTGTAAAAGGCGGTATTCTACATGTGAAGTACACATCATATATCCATTCTTTATTTCTTTCTAAGAATGGATAAAATTTATTTATAAATGCTTCTTCGGAAAGCATTGGATTAAATGGTATTGAAAATATTTTTTTCATCATTTGCTACCTTCTAAGCAACCACCACATATTCCATTACACTCTGTCTTATAGAAAACACAATCTAGGCAACCTTGTGGTATTGTATAATTTTTATGATTTATACTGTACAATTCATCGAATTTGTCCCTTAGGTCTAATATACCATTTTTCCCTGAGATTTCCAAAACATTATCAATCTTTACTTTGTCTTGTAGTGGGTAGCAATGAATTGAACTTCCGTCAGGGAAAATGTCTAGTGGCATAAAACCACATATAGTTTCATATTCTGGTATTTTAAATGTGGCAAAGTTTAAAGAATTCTCTAGCACAGCTTTCTTTGTTTTACCCTCCCATAAACATGGTGGGACCTGGCAATCTGAGGTGATCCTAATACCATTATATAAGCCGAATTTAAGGATCTTACTAATTTCGGAACCCATTTCCTTATTATTAATTAGATACGTACCAGTAAGATCTAAACCAACTCTAATCGCATTTACGTTACCATCTAATTCATGATACAACCATTTGACATATTCATAAAAATTTTTGTCTTTCCAATCCTTTGACATGGTTATTGCCAAATAAAGTCTTGGGTTGGTATCAAACCCCCATGTGTTGGCGTAAGCCTTATAAATTTCCAGGTAGTTCTTTTTGAAAATAACCATCCTATTCTTTTCATTCAATTCCGCAGCATTGGGGAAACACCATCTAATGTTTTTTATATTATTGATAATATATTCCCTAGTTGTTTTACCAAATAAAAAATTACTGACAAGATTTACCTTTATGTTTTTACTAAAGATATAATCTAAAATGTCGGTAAAGTTTGGATGTTGTGTGGGTTCACCACCAAGTATTGTTATTTCTTCTTGGGGTTTATATAAACCGTAATGGTTGATAATCTTATCAACCATTTCTATTGTCATGTTACCTAATGTGTGTTTTAATCTTGCGTCTTCTTTTGTAAAACAGAATGAACATCCTTTGGCACACGTTCCGTTAATTGCTAGATTCATTAAAAATCCATTTTCAATGTGAGTGGTGTTGTTTCTACGTTTTCGTCTTCTTTTTGTTGCTTACTCATTGCCACACCAAATTTCTCGTGTTTTAGTCTGTGGCAATCAGCAATTGTTTGGCAAGCTTTAATTCTTTCTTCTAACAATTGTTGTTCTAATAATAAGTTTGCTAGTTTTGTATTGTATATTGTTACATTATTAATAATTTTCTGAACAAATGTTGCCTTATCAATATTTCTTCCTGCAGACAAAATATCGATAATTGGAGTTTGGTAATCATTATCTGCCATCCAACCAAATGCTTCTCTCTTTTGTTCTTCCCAAGTATCTTTTTCTAAGATAGATGCGTCAACCATTAACTCTTTATATCTTTCAGAAAATCTGTCAGCAACAACTTTTTTCATAACGGCTTTGTTAAACGCAACTCCGGCCGCTTTATCTTCATCAGTTAAAAAGTGTTTTACTTTTTGTTCGTCAGTTTCTCCAGATTCAGCTAGCTGAGGAATCTCATCCATAATGTGTGAGTTTGTTCTCACACTAATATAATCTTTATAGATGTCAGCAAAAACAAATCCCTTGGCAACTTCTGCAGGAATGACGCTCGCTCCTAAACGATTGAGTTCCACCCTCATGTCATTATATTCATCCGCAATTCTACCATAGTTGTAGTTTAAATACATACCTATGATTTGAACGTACCCAGGGACATTACCTTGTAATTTAAAAATAATATGTGTCATTATAATAATTTTTCAGTTTCTATTTTATTTGATTCATCTAATTTTAATTGATTCTTTAATGATTCTTCAATTGTAAAATGATTTGTTGTTGCTTGTGTCATCAATTGATTAATATTTCTATCAATCGATATTGTATATGCTGATGCTAAAGATAGAACTTGTTTTTGTTGTTCTGGTTCCATCATTAAAATTGAATCTAGATTACCCGTTCCGATTCTACCATAAGAAATCATATCAAGCATTGCTTGTTTAGCCATACGTACAGTCCAATATTCATGTTCATACTTCTCTTCCAATTCAGGATTCCCAAATACATCAATCAATTTTGTTCCATCTGGTAAAATAGCATCTTCTGATTCTAAAAATTCTTTAATCAAATCGATGAAACCTTGTCTTTCTCTGTACGCGTCTTTAAGATTTCTTTTAAACTTTCTTAAGTCGATGTGTTTATCGGCAACAGTTAAGTTGATCATCTCTTTTCTTTTAGGATCAGTAATAAATTCCTTACTTTCTTCATCCATCTGAATTTCAAGTTCTGCCTTTCTTACTGTATATTCAAGATGCTGTACCGCATCTTCTCTACCTCTTAACTCTAGCAACCACTGTTTTAATTTTGCGTATGGAGTTATCTGAGCCCCACCAACAAAATTATATGCTTTGTACTTTGGTAGAGCAAATGACATGTTTTCTGAAATTTCCATCAATTTGTTATCGAATGGATTATTTAAATTCTCTGATCTTTCATATTTGTAACCTTCCATAAATAAAATTCTTTTTGTTCTAATATAAGTAAAATATTTTAAATTATCAACTATTGTCTCCAACCACAATGTCCTGAAGATGTACCAGCATTTACCGCCGGATTTAAACCGGTTACACTACTAGAACCACTATCAGTTGCATAATAAAATTTCCAGCTTACATTATTTTGACCACTACCATCATAACAACCTAACATGTATTGCCAATCTTGACCCATTGTAAAATTCTCTTCACCACAGTTTACGTGTGGTTTTGCTACGTTACCAATGTTTGTGTCGTTTGAATTACTCCATCTTCTTAAGTTGTAACCGCCGTTATATGATCCCTCGTTCCCACAATAACCTTTCCCATATTTTGAAGGGATACCTTTTTGTTGAGCGTGTGCACTCCAATGTGTGGAAGAACTTGGTGTTTCATTTGAAAAATTAAACTTAATCCCGGCGCTACTTGTCCAAGCATAACCAAAACTTTCATCATAAAACGCACCACCACCGTCGTTTCCGCTTATAGATGTTACAGCAAATCCACTAACATAACTTTCATTAGATAGATTAAATTTTTCTATAGTTGTTGAACCACCAGAAATTAGATAAGCTAACTCAGTTTCTTTTTGCATAGTTGCAACATCACTTCTAGCAATACCTGTATTAAATTTTGTTTGATGTGTATATTTTGTGTCTGTAAGCATATTAATAGCGGATGTTCTGGTACCATGAATATTATCTGGCCCCTTCCACGCATTATCATCATTAACAGACCATACAAAGAAAATAGACTTACTACAAGCACCAGATGTATACGATGCTGGAAAATCCAATAATTCTCCAATATGTGTTGTTTGATCGGTTAAGTTGGTAACTTTGTGAACGTTTTTCCATGGAGACGAATCTTTATAGCCTCCAGCTAAATAAGAATAATTTATAATCTGTCTGTATCTAAATGCTGTGGGTTGTGGTTCTTGCGCTGCAATCCTTTCCCAACCGTCATCAATATTTGATATTCCTGTATACAACATCAAATAGCTACTTCCACTGGTGGAAGTTTCTAGGTACAATGATCCCGATCTAGGATTACTAGGTCTGTTAGCTCTAGTACCTCTAGGAGGTCTATTAACTACTCTATCGGATCTTAAACTACCACTAACTTCTAAATTCTCGTATATCATTTTATATAATTATTTTATGATCTCCAACCACAATGTCCTGAAGATGTACCGGCATTAACCCCTGGAGCTAATCCACTTACACTTGTTGTTCCAGTGTCTGTTGCGTAAAAGAATTTCCAACTTGTATTATTCTGTGCTCCGTCATAGTTACCTAACATATACTGGTGGTCCTGACCCATTGTAAAGTTTTCCTCGCCACAGTTAGGGTGTGGTTTAGCGACGTTACCAATGTTTGTATCATTTGCATTACTCCATCTTCTTAAATTATACCCACCAGAATAACTACCTTCATTCCCAGCATAACCTTTACCTACCTTAGAACTAATTCCTTTTTGTTGCGAGTGAGCACCCCACATGCCTGTAGATGTAAATGTTTCAGAAGCAAAACTAAATTTAATTCCTGCTGCTGATGTCCAACCATAACCAAAGTTTTCATCTGAAAATGCTGAACCACCATCGCCACCATCAATAGTTGTTAAATTGAATCCGGTCATTATTGTTTCATTACTTAAATCAAATTTTTCTACTGTTGAGCTACCACCTGTAAACATATAAGCAAATTCTGTTTCTTTATGCATTGTGCCTAAGTCACTTCGGTTTGAACTAATATTAAATTTAGCCTGGTGTGCATAGTTAGTATCATTTGCCATATTAATTGCTGAAGTTCTTGTGCTATGTACATCTGATGGGCCTTTAAATGTATTATCAGTATTAACAGACCATACAAAGAAAATATATCTACTACACGCACCTGATGTATACGAAGCGGGGAAATCTAGTAATTCACCAATATGTGAGGTTTGATCTGTTGAATTAATTGTTTTGTGCACATTTTTCCATGGTGATGAATTTTTATATCCACCGGCAAGATATGATACGGCAATAATTTGTCTAAATTTAAATCCAACATTTGAATTAACTTGTGATGAAACTCTAACCCAACCACTATCACCATTATCTAATCCAGTATATAGCATCAAAAAACTACCACTGGCAGCCTCTTCAAGATATAGTGAACCAGTAACAGGGCTTGCCGGTCTATTTGCCCTAGAACCCCTAGGTGGTTTAGATACACCTTGAACTCTTAAACTACCACTAATTTCTATGTTATCGTGACGCATATTTTATAAATATATTTTTTAATTTCTCCAACCACAATGCCCAGAAGATGTTCCACCGTTAACACCTGGCGCTAAACCAGATGGGTTAACAGTTCCGGTATCAGTAGCATAGATAAATTTCCAACTTGTGTTATTTTGCAAACCGTCATAGTTTCCCAACATATACTGGTGGTCTTGACCCATAGTAAAATTTTCTTCTCCACAGTTTCCGTGTGGTTTTGCGACATTACCAATATTGGTTTCATTAAACACATTCCATCTTCTCAAGTTGTATCCACCATTATAATTCCCCTCATTACCCGCATATCCTTTTCCCCATTTGGAACTAATACCTTTTTGCTGACCGCTAGCCCCCCATTGTTGGTTATTTGTGAATGTATCTGTGGCAAAAAATAGTTTATTACCACTTTCAGATCCATAACCATATCCATAATTTTCATCAGAAAATCCAGAACAACCTAGTGAACTGGTGATAGACGTTTTTAATGTTAAGTATGGCTGCATATTAGGATAATATACACTATACATTGTCTCATTGGTTAAATTAAACTTTTCAACAGTTGCAACACCACCACCAAACACCCATGCAAATTCAGTTTCTTGGAATAAAGTACCTAAATCATCTCTTGCATTTGCTAAATCCCATTTAGATTGATGAGCATATGCTGTTTCATTAACCATGTGAACACCAGTGGTCCAGGTTGAGTGTATTTGTGTTGCTGATTTCCATAATCCATCTGTATTAGTTGACCAAACAAATAATATCGATTTGCTACAAGCCCCAGAAGTATATGATGCGGGATAGTCCATTAATTCACCTAAGTGAACCGTCTGGTCTGTTGCATTTGTTGTTCTATGTACGTTTTTCCATGGTGACGAATCCTTATAACCGCCAGCCAAATATGAAAAATTAATTATTTGTCTGTATAAAAATCCAATTCTATCAGTATTTTGTGAACCGACCGGCTCCCAACCATCATCTCTATTTGATGCTGCTGTGTATGTTACAACAAAACTTCCGCTACTTGATTCTTCTAAATAAAGTGAACCTATTTCTGGGCTTGATGGTCTATTAGCTCTAGGTCCTCTAGGTATGATATATTGTCCACTAACATCTAAAGATCCACTAACAATTACATTTTCTCTTAACATACTAAAATATACCGATTTTATCCGATAATTACAACCCTACCGGTTCTGTTAGTTGTAAATGTTATCGTAACCACATTTACACTTGTTGTTACGATTGTAGATGGCCAAAACATTTCATCATTATTATCATAAACCATTACCATAACATCTTTTGTGTTAAAATTATGTGTAACAGTTACGCTACTCACAGAACTAAAAGATGCCGTTGCCTTTAATGGTACCGTATACCAAGAATTCCAAGTGGTGTCGATACCTTTTCTAAGTCTTAATTGTGGTGTACCACCACCATTTGCCGCGGTACTACCAAATGCTAATTGATATGATGCATCACCTGTACTTGC